TTGTCGCAATAGAAGGATTTAACAATGTCAAAAATGTCACAACAGGATATTCAAAGCGCAATTAAAACGGCTATTCAATCAGCCATTGATTACGTTGATTCAGATATTGCAGACCAACGTGAACGCGCTCAAAGCTACTTTGACGGCAATGTTGACTTAGACCATGAAGAGGGTCGTTCACGCGTAGTGTCTACTAAAGTGCGTGATGTGGTGCGTGGTGCAAAGCCTAGCTTAATGCGTATCTTTATGAGCAATAATAAGTTTGTGGAATTTACGCCTAAAGGCCCAGAAGATGTGGCTAACGCAGAACAGGCTACAGCTTATTGTCATTGGGTGTTTAACAAAGTAGGTGGCTATAACGTATTAAGTAATGCGATACATGACTCCCTGGTTAAAAAAGTAGGCGTGGTTAAAGTCTGGTGGAACCAAGAAACCATTGCTAAAACGTACACCTATGAAAACTTGTCAGACCAAGAAGTACAGGTATTGGTTAATAAAGAAGGTGTTGAAGTTGTAGAACATCGACAAGAAATAGAAATGGAAATGGACGAGTTCGGCTTAGATGTTGAACGCAATGTTCACAGTATGGTTATTACGCACAAATATGAAGAGGGCGAAATGGTCATTGAGGGGATTCCCCCAGAAGAGTTTTTCATTGATGGTTCAGCCAAGTCGATTGATGATGCGTATATTTGCTGTCACAGAAGCGAGAAACGCGCAGGCGATCTAGTGGCTATGGGTATTGATCAAGACGTTGTTGATAACCTAAACGGCTCAGATAACGATTCATTGATTGGCAATGTTGAAAAGATACAGCGATTTGGTGATGCAGTTCAAGACGATGAAAGTGTAGAAAATGACCCATCTATGCGCCTGGTTCTTGTCACAGAGGCTTATCTACGCATTGACGCAGAAGGTGACGGCATACCCACTTTGCACAAGTTCTTATGTGGCGGCACTGATTACGAAGTATTAGAAATGGAACCTTGGGACAAAGCCCCGTTTGCTGATTTCCACGTTGACCCAGAACCCCATGCCTTTTATGGACGCTCACTAGCTGAGTTAGTGATTAACGATCAAGACACCACCACTAGCGTACTGCGTGGCATATTGGATAACGTAGCATTGGTTAACACCCCACGCCTTGAAGTTAATGAAGATTTGGTGGAAATGGACGATGTGCTAAATAACGAGATCGGTGCAATCATTCGCAGTGAGCAAATAGGGTCGATTAACCCATTAACAGTGCCTTTTGTAGCAGGCTCCACACTGCCAGCATTGCAATACCTTGATATGCTAGTTGAAGAGAAAACAGGCATTAGTAAAATGAGCATGGGCCTTAACGCTGATATGCTTCAAAACACCTCTGCCACCGCAGCCGCATTGACCGCACAAGCTGGCGCAGGCCAAGTAGAAGTCATGGCTAGAAACCTCGCAGAAGGGACAAAGCGGTTATTCCAGCTAATGCTACACGTTGCCGTTAAAAACTCGCCAGACGAGCAAATGATGCGTTTAAACGGGCAGTTTGTACCTGTTGACCCTGCCATTTGGGATAGCAGTATGGATATGGAAATTAATGTCGGTTTAGGCACTGGGCAAGAAGATGCCAAGGCCGCAGCACTGATGCAGACTTTCCAAACTCAGCAGCAAATTTGGCAAACATACGGGCCTCAAAACGGCTTAGTTTCAATGACACAAATGCGTAACACTTTATCAGATACCTTGGCATTAAGTGGGTTCAATAATGCAGATCGTTATTATGCACCTATGAATCCTGAGACTGAACAACAGATCATGGCTCAAATGGCAGAGCAAGCCGCACAAGCCGCGCAGGGTGAGCAGGGCGACCCAATGGCTCAAGCATTGATTCAAGCTGAACAGATCAAAGCACAGGCTAAAATGCAGGGCGATCAAATGCGTCTACAAGGCAAGATGCAAGGCGATCAAATTAAGATGCAGGCTGATATGCAAGTTAAAGCCGCACAAATGCAATCTAAGCAGGGCCAAGAACTGGCTGAATTGCAGCTTAAATATCGTGAATTGCAGGCCAGTGATGATTTAGAACGTGATCAAATGAATCAGGACTTGCTTGTTGAAGCCGCTAGGATATTGGGTCAATACGGCACAGCCGTTGACGTTGAACGCGTTAAATCAATGCAAGCAGCCCCACGAATGGGTAATGTTCAATGATCTTAAAAGAGCAGGCTAAAAATTTACTATCGAATGAGACTTTTTTGGAAGTTTTTGTTAGTCTACGAACAAATCAGTGTAATGTTTTCTTACATTCAAAGGCTGATGAAGTTGAAAAACGAGAAGAGGCCCATGCAATGTTAAGGGCTTTAAACGAGTTCGAGAATGTCTTGAAGCGTGTAGTTACCGATCAAGATATGAAAGATAAACGTCTTAAAAAATAGGATAGCACCGTGGAAACGACTACCCCAGTAAGTGTAGAAAGTGCAGCAGAAGCACTATTAACTCCAATGGAGTCAGAAGCAACCGAAGTTAACGAAACTGAAACCGAAGTGGCAGAAGTTGAAGAAACCGAGGTTGAGCAAGAATCAGAGTTGGAAACTGACGATGATGCAGAATATGCAGAATTAGAAGATGAAGATAATGATGAAGTTGAATATGAAGAGTCGGACGAGGAACAAGCCGATCAAAGTGGGCCTGAGACATTTTCCATTAAAGTTGATGGGGAGCAAGTGTCAGTAACCCTAGATGATCTAAAGCAGAGTTTTTCTGGACAACAATATATTCAAAAAGGAATGAAGCAGGCGGCAGAGGCGCGAAAGCAAGCGGAGGAAGCCTATAACGGCTTAAACCAACAGCGACAGCAACTTGACCAGTTTATGCAAAGAGTAGGGCAAAAAGGTTTGATGTTAGAACCCACTCCACCCACAAAAGAACTTCTGAATAGTGACCCGTTAGGGTACATCGAAGCAGATGCGACTTATCGTGAAGAGATGGGCCAATACCAAATCGAACAGCATGAATTAAAGCAGAACCATGAAGCAATGAAGGTAGAGCAAGCAAAGGCTGATAAAGCCAACTTGGACTACAATTTTGCTGAACTCAAACGAGTGCTTCCCGATTTTGCGGATGCTAATAAAGCAACCAAAATGAAGGAAAGGTTACTCAAGCAAGGTATTGCAGAAGATTATACTGCCGAAGAAATTGGCGGCATTATTGATTACCGCGCAATGCGAGTTCTAAACAAGGCAAGGCTTTATGACCAAATAATGGCAGGCAATTCAACAGTTGAATCTAAGCTGAAAAAAGCCCGTCCATTGATGAAAGCTGGAACAAAGAAAATGCCCGATTCAGCAGCAAAGAAACAACGCCAGCAACTATCCAAGTTGAAAAAATCAGGCAGCATACACGATGCAGCCGCATTATTGTTCAATAGTTAAATTTAAATCATTTAGGAAGAATTATCATGGCACAACCAACTAACACCTTTGACACCTACGATACAGTGGGCATCAGGGAAGATTTATCAAATGTTATCTACGATGTTTCCCCAGACGAAACTCCACTGTTAAGTTCTATGGCTAAAGTTAAAGCCACTAACACTTTCCATGAGTGGCAAACCAATGCGTTACGCGCAGCAGCGAATAATCACCATGTGGAAGGGTCGGACACAGGCGCAACCGCAGTTTCCCCGACAGAACGCTTGGGCAACTACACCCAAATCTTCAAAAATTCTGTTATCACTTCTGGCACAAACGATGTTGTTGATGCTGCTGGTCGCGGTAATTCAGAAATGTCATATAACATAATCCGTGTTGCCACTGAGCAGAAGCTGGATATGGAAAAGGCATTGTTTGAGAACGTAGCGCGTGTAGCTGGTAACGCCACTACTGCTCGTAAATTAGCTGGTTTAGGTGCTTGGTTATCAACCAACGTAACCAACATCGGTGCTAACGGAGCCAACCCTGCTGGTTCTGTTCCTGGTGCTACTGCTCGTACTAACGGCACGCAATCGGTGTTTAACCAGACTAAGTTTGACACTTGTATGCAATCAGTTTGGGAATCAGGCGGCAAGCCCGATACTGTTTACCTTTCAGCGTTCCAAATGGCTAAAGCTCTTGGTTTTGATGGTAACAACAACCAGCGTCAAAATGGTGCGGTTGGTCAAGTAAACAACAACATTGCAGTTTACTTAACGCCCTGGGGCAGTGTGTCGTTCCAGCCAGTGCGTGAGAACCGCTCGCGTGACGTTTGGATTATTGAGAAAGACAAGTTGGCACTTGCCACTTTACGTCCAATGAAAAACGAAGCGTTGGCTAAAACTGGTGACAACGAGCATCGTCAAGTGGTCTGTGAGGCGACTTTGGTCGTGCGTTCACAAGCTGCATTAGGTCTTATTGCTGACTGTACAACTAGCTAAGTCATAACTTTGTTATGCACAAGGGGGTGCTTTTGCGCCCCTTTTTTTTAAGGAAATATTATGGCTAAGATTGGCGAGCAATTTTACAAAGACGGGGACAAGTTAATCCACGTCAAGCAGCAAGATTATAGCGGTTCATTAAACCAGGCAGAAGCAATGCGCCAGAACGGAAACGCTCATTTTGGCGAATCTGTGTGCGTAGGCGTGATAGATCAAGCGTTGATGGGCGAGTGGTTAAAAGAGGCTGGCGTTAAGTGGGATGATCCTGCGGCCCAAGATGTGGTTAAGCGCAAGATGCTCAGTGGCGAGTTCGATAAACTACGCGTTTGGCAAGGCAACTATTAGTGTGGAGCAGCCCTGTTGAATTATACCCTGTGCATGTTTCAAGCACTATTGCCCCATCTGGGCAGGCTCACGTTATAGAGCCTCAAACAGCGTCAACGGACGTTACAGAGCGCATGAGCGTTCAACGAATTACGGGGATAGTGGCCTATAAACAACATGGGCCAATGTCAACATTACATTGGGTGGCAAAATGCTAAATAGGTGGTTGTATCCTTGCTGAACTAGCCATAGCCAACGCTGCGTTCTCTGTTATCAAGCAGACCCTATCCAACGGAAAGGAAATCGCTGACGCTGGCTCTGCGCTCACTAAATACTTTGGCGCAAGTCAGTCTATTAAGCAAAAAGCACAGATTGGCACTGGTGATGTGTTAGGCGCGTATCAGGCGAAGCAGGCCATAGAGCGGCAGGAAAAAGAACTAGAGTGGATGCTTAACAAGCAATCTATTCAAGGTTATTACAAATACTGCCAATTTAGGGATGAATTTTACAAGAAACAAAAAGATGCCGCTAAAAAGCAAAAGATACGCCAAGCTAAAATTAACTCAAATATAAATGACGGGTTAATCGCACTCGGCATTGTCATTATTATTATGGCTGCGCTGTTTGGCGTGGCGTTTTATCTAAGGACTTATTAAATGTCAAATATGCCAGACTTTGAGGCAGGCCAGCTAGTTAATGCGGTCACACAATTAAACAAAGACGTTGAAAGCCTGACAAAGACAATGGCTAAACTTAATGATCGCCTGGCTGCTCAAGAGATACAACTAGCTAAAGGCAAGGGTATGGCTGCTGGCGTTATTGTTCTGGCTGCTGTTTTGGGCGGTGTTTCATCGTATTTAATGGGGAGAATGTAATGGCGTTTCAGCTAGGCACAAATAGCATGAAAAACATGGAGGGCATCGATGATCGACTCATTGACATTGCAGAGCTCGCGATTGCTCTTAGCCCTATTGATTTTGGCGTCCCTTCAAGCGGAGGCTTTCGCAGTACCCAAGACCAAGCTGAACTGTACACCTCTGGCAAATCTAAGTGTGATGGACGAACTAACAAGTCATATCACCAAACTGGCAAAGCCCTCGATGTGTTCGCTTACGTTGACGGAAAGGCCAGTTGGGACACCCTTCACCTTACCACAATCGCCACTGCTATGTTGCAGAGTGCCAGTCAGCTAGGGATAGAGCTACAGTGGGGTGGCCTCTGGCGGTCATGGAAAGACATGCCTCACTTTCAAATCAAGGACTAATTATGAGTTGGCTTAGTTTTTTAAACCCGATAGCAAGTTTAGGAAGCACCTATTTAGAGGGCAAGAATCAGGTTGCCAAAGCTAAGTCAGCCGCAGCCATTATAGGTATAGA